CGGATAGTTTTCCTACGAGTTCGGTAGCCTGTTCTTGGGTTTCAACCTGTAAGCTGAGCGCAGCTGCCAACTGCTGTAACCCGTCTTCTCGCACGCCCGGAAACGTCTGTTTCAGTAGTGCTAAAATTTCTTCGATTAAATTCATAATTTCTGCTTTTTGCGTTAAAAACTGCCGCAAAGTTACCGTATTAAATTAAGATGTCGGCTGAATTTCCAAAATAACACTTCGCCAATACTTCACGGCTGGGCGTGTTTTTTTGTTCTTTCGTCGCAAAGTTCGTTTTCCCTCCTTTCCCTTTTCCTTTCCCCTGCACCCCTTTTCTTTTCTCTATCTTCCTTTATGTATATATACATACATTACGCGTACACGCGCACGCGCATTCAGCGTTTGTTAAAGTTTTGCTTTCGGTTTTGCTTTTAGTTTTGCTTTTAGTTTTGCTTTTAGTTTTGCTTTTTTTTGTATCGGGTTTTGTATATACAAAATTGATACAAACACCTATACAAAATCGTTTGCGCCTTTTTTTATCGAGGGTTCGCGCGGTTTCTCGCTGGTGCTGGTTCTGCGTGTCTGTCGGTGTTTGGGGCTTTTTGCTGGTGTCGGCAAAATGGTTGTTGGTGGTTCTGCGTCTAACAACTCAATAACAACTATTATAACAAAAGTAATAACAAAATTATAACAAACCTTATAACAAATCAAAAGCAAAACTAAAAGCAAAACTAAAAGCAAATAGTTAAACTTGGGTTTTTCTGTGGCTGTCTGCCTAAAAATTCATACCTTTGCACCAACAAAAACAAATTTAATGCTATATGAAGAAAGTTATTTTAATGCTGGTTGCCCTTTGCTGCGTGGGTGCGGTATCGGCACAGAAAATCAAAGAAAACAAAATCGACAAGTTTTCAAAGGCACACATCATTAACACCTCTTATGAGAAAATAGTATCGGACAAATCCGTACTTGGTTCTATGAACGGGCGGTTAATGAAAAATGTTTGGGTAGCGTTCAAAGGGATAGACGGTACGCCGTTCCTGTGTGTCAAATGGTGTTGTAATGAAATTCTTTCCGTTGCGCAAGGCGATGAGTTGGTGCTTGTGGATAGTGATGGCAATACTCACAATTTCCGCAATATAAAGGCTACGGTTAGCGGAAAGGGTGAGGGTACGGTGGGAGCGTATGGCTCTGCGCTATACGGCTTAAACCTCTTTTATACGGGTGACTTTGAGGCGTTGGATGGAAAGTCTTTTACCGATATGCGGATAGCCACTACCGACGGAAACGCGGACTTCACTATATCGGAAAAAAAGCAGGATATGATAGCCAAACTTTATGCCCTGTTTGCGGCTGAACTGAAGAAATAGAGATAAAAAGAGTTAATTCCCGAAAGAAAAACGCCGCAGGGTTTAGGTTCTTCCAAAGAAAATGCCTAACTTTGCGGCGTTCAAATTTCAGTAGTTACTGCTTGCCCTGCTTGCTTCGGGGTGTTGTAGTAATCCATATAGCATTAGAGATATAATGCTGCGCCGTGCGTGGTAGCGGAAACGCCCACAAAGTCACTACTGAGACTTGAACAGCACGTAGCGCGGCTTTTTGTTTAACGTTCAAAATTCAGTAGTATGAACGATTTAATTTTCAACTCTCCGCAATTCGGGAGGGTGCGGACGCTGGGAAATTCCGAAAGTCCGCTTTTCTGCCTTGCTGATGTATGTAAGGCGTTGGGGCTTCAAGCCGCCGCCGTTACTCGCCGTTTGGCAAAGGATGTGATTTCAAGTCACCCCCTTTCAACTTCGGGCGGTACTCAATCCGCTAACTTTATCAACGAGGATGGCTTGTATGACGTTATTTTAGACAGCCGCAAGCCCGAAGCAAAGGCCTTCCGCAAGTGGATAACGAATGAAGTATTACCAGCAATCCGCAAGACGGGCGGTTATATTCCCGTTGCTGAAACCGAAGACGAAAAGGAAATCTTAACAAAAGCCGTCGGTATCTACGAAAGAACGGTTAAGGCTCTGCGTGAACGGCTGGCTTATACGGAAGTCCACGCCCAGCAACTCTACGACTGCACCGAACGGCTGGAAGAAGAAAAGGAACAACTAACAAAGAAGGTAGAAGCCGCCGCCCCTCTCGTCAAGTACGCAAAAGACGTGCTACAAGCCAAAGACACCATTACGCTGACTCTGGCGGCTAAACGGCTGGGGCTGCGCTCCGTGTATGTGCTTACGGAATGGTTAAGCCGCCGCAAGGTGCTTTATTGGGACAGGAATAGTACGTTTTCGTGGTTGCCCTATTCCGCCTACTCCGATAAGGGCTACTTCACGTTCCGAACTACTACCTTTGTGGCTGATGGCGAACTGCGTACCCGTTCTTACCTCGTCGTTACACAGGAAGGCTTTAAGTTCTTGGCTGAAAAGTTGGAAAAGGACAAAAAGAAGGGGCAAATTTAATTTTTCTGCCCGTTCCTTTGGTGGTTTCGGAAAAAACCGCTAATTTTGCAAGCAAATAGAGGCGTGACCGTCTTTGACGCTCTCGCACACACTTCAAGGGGTTACTTCGGTAGCCCCTTGTCGCGTTTAGAACTCTATTACTTCGTTTTCTTTGCCCGTAATAAAATAGTAGCCATGATACCCCTTCCGCTTAACTTCTTCTATAGCCTGTGCAAACCTGTCGTTCCACTCGTCGAACTGAAACACAACAACCCTTGCCCCCTGCTGGCGCGTGGCGTGTTTGGCGTACTTCAATATATTAGACGGGCTGGCGGTTCGCTTTAGGTCGGCTGGTATGCCGTTAATCATAATATCGGGCGAACTCACGCGAGGAACTTCTGCAAGGTGTTCAATCTTGAACCCTGCGTTTGCCAACACAATACACATTGCTTGTTCCTTCTCGAACTTCGCCGTTTCCTGCTTGTTCCTCTTGGCAAACTCTGCCCTTGCTGCCTGCGTTGCGACGTAGCCGTTTGAAATGGCGTTGCAATAGGTGTGCAACCATACGGCGGTGTCGTAGGCTTCTAACTGCAACTGCGCGTTTTGCTCCACCCAATCGGGCAAAGCCTTTGCACTCTGTAGCCGCTGGCGGTTCTCGCTTACCCATCGGCGTGTTTGGTATGGCAAAGACTTAACGGGGCGGCTTTCGTGGTCGCGTGGCTTCCAACTCTCCAGCGTTCCGTTTTTCCGTGCCTTTATTCTTGCTCTAAAGTCGGCTTCGGTTATGAGTATTGGTATCATGTCGCAACGGCAGTGCGGATGCCAGCCCGTCCAAAGAAATGTTTTAGGGTATCGCCCTGCCAATCGGTCGCAAATATCTTCAAGCGGCACTATACGCCCCTTTATGGTTGTCGTGTGGTTGGCACTCAAACGTATTTCGTAGCCTACTACGAGGGGGTTGCGCTGGTAACTCTCCCATTGGGCGCGTCTGTAGGCTGCGTTCATCTCCGTTACTGCAAGCCGTCGGGCGTTCTTGTATGCTGAACGATATACGCCCGTGCCGGGGTGGTACTTCTTGGCTGCTTCGCTTAATTCGAGGTTGCCCGTCTTGGGGTTCATCACCCGTCTAAACAAAGCGTCGGGGTTGTTCAGGTACTTCCGAATTTCGCGGCTTACTTCGTTGGGGCTTTTGCCTTCAAGTATGCCGTTCTGTATCATCGTTTCTATTTCCTGCTTGGCGTTGGCTGTCAATTTCCAAACCCTGCCCGAAAGCGTTAAGCCGCCTTTCTCCCTTGTGGCGAAGGCGTGGGCGGTCATTCCCTGCCGTCGCTGCTCCCTTGTGGCTTCCTCGCTTATTCTGTCCGCTTCTTTCCTCAACGTGGGCGCATAGCCGCCTGTAATGGTGTCTTTGGCTCTCGCTTCGCCTGTGTTGTATGACGAAACTACGCCGCTTTGTATTGCTGCGGTTGCTTTGGTGGTGAGTTGCTTTAGATATCTGTCTAATTGCCTTTCGGCTGCAGGGTTTCCTTCCCATGTGAAGTTTGCACCCATTTCTATCGCTTCCCTAACGGCGCGTATCTGTAGGGCTGCTTGGTAGGTGTTCCCGTAAAGTTGGAAAAGTTGCTTTTCTATTGCCGCTAAACGGGTTGTTAGTTCTTTCCTTCTGTCGCTCATGTCCTTAACTCGTCTATTGCTATTTGCAAATACTTCTTAAGCAGGTCGCTGGCTTCGGTGGTCGCTCCCGTAATCACGTCGTAACCTTTGCTTTCAACGTAGGCGGCGTATTCCGCGCCAGCAACTATCACGGCTACAAATCCCGTTGGGTATTCGCTGGCTACTCTGTCGGCTAACTCCTGCCCCTTGTTTGCTCCTGCTGAACCTTTGCCGCTTGCGCCCGTGTCGAAGTGTTCAGCCACTTTCTCACCGTCGTTGTAAACGACAAAGCCTATAGAAGCCTTTAGGTAGTGCGTCCATTCTATATAGTTCGGCTGGTGTGGTCGTCCTGCCATTGACGGGTCGCCCTGTCCGAACTCCGTTTTTGCCTTCTGCGCTATCTCAAAACAAACCATTTGCAGGGCTTCCTCTACGGCTTCGGTTATGTCTTCAACCTTTTTGTAAACCCCTGCAAATAGTTTGTCTATATCGAATTTTGCAATTATGCCCATACTAAATCGTTGGTTCTATTAAATCCGTGTAGGCTTCCCCTGCTTCTTCCGCATCTATTTCTTCTATCTCCTTGTCGGGGTCATCCGTCCAACCTAAACGCTGTACGGTTGTGCGACGGCTGGCTATTGCCTTGTTGCCGTTGGCGGCTGTAAGGATATTGACCTTGCTTTGCTCGTCTTCGATGATGTACGGCGTTATGATAGGTTCTACTATCAAATGGTCTGCGGCGGTTGCCCAGCCTTCCTGCTTCTTGTTGGCTACCTTTAAGAACGCCTTAATAATGTTGATGCGACGCTGTAGGTATTCGTTGAATATCTCGCACTTGTCTTGTACCTTCAAATGTGCGTCCATGAAAAGCAACTTAAGTGCAATACCGCTAACGCTACCTATTCCCTTCACGGTGTCGAAAGAAATATCGGGCGTTTGTGTAATCGTGTAAATCATCTTCAGGAGCGTCTCTATTTCAAGTTTCACGCTTTCGGGTGCGCTCTGCCAACTCAAATAAGATGCCTTCGCGCCTTCCTCTCCTTCAATGATGCCCCCTGCTTCGCCCTTCCTTGCAAAGCCTATTATCTTGCCTTCGACAAAGATTTTGGGGCTTGCATGGTAGTCGTTGGTGTCGGCAAAGTTGGAAAGCAACTTTTCCAAACGCTCTATAAGGCTTTGCACGTCTTCCCATTCTACTTTCGGCTGGCATCCGTACACAATCGGAATTTTGCCTATTGCAAGTTTCTTCGGATAACCTGCGGCTAACTCCCATTGCCCGTTTGCCTGTCCGTCTTCCTTATTCTCGCAACTCCATAAATAGTGGTAGTCTTTCGTGTACGTCTCGAAGTAGGTGCGGCTCTTAAGGTCTGCGCCCTTTCGTTTGAACTCACGGCTAAACGCCACCATGTCGCGGTTCTCGTCGAAGTACGGGTAAAGCGTATCGCCAAAGGCTGGCGAGAATAACGCTACCTTGAATTTCTTTTTTGTCGTGAAGCCGTAAAGGTCGTGTTCCTCGCCTTCCACTTGATACCAAAGTTCGGCTACCTCTGTTGTGCCGTAGATGTTACGCGCCGCCTTCCTGTTTACGGTGCTAATCTTCACGTCGTAGAAGACGCGCTTAATAGCCTGTAGTATGGCGGTTTCGGTGTCGTCGGCTGGGGTGCAGTTGTACGTTACGGGGTTGCCGAAAGTGAAGGAAACGGCGCGGTCTCTGATAAGTCGCTGAATAGCCAAAGCTATACGCGCTACAGGTTCAATCCTAACGCCTTCGCGCTGTAGCTCCGCGTTCGGGTTCACGTTCTTAACCTCGCCGTAGTCTTCCGCGTTCTTATCCACTACTACAAGCTTGTCGGGGCGTTTCTTCGTGTCCATAACGTCGTGCAGCTTAGGTTCTATTTGCTGCTGGTACTCCGTTGTTTTGGGCTGGGTTGTTACTCTGCCGCTCTGCAACTCCGTAACTACTGCGCCGATGTCTGCGCCTTCTTTTACGCTCTCCGCTAATAGCTGGTCGATCGTAAGTGTTCTTTCGTCTTCGTTCATGTCTTTACAATTTTATTGGGTTCTACAATTATTTTGTTTTAACCAAAAATCCTTGTAAGGTTCTGCGCCCGTTGCGCTCTCTTCTCTACCGTACCCGTAAGCGCGTCAGGTGCATCGTCGTGGCTGTTGCCGCCTTCCTTCTTATACTGCGTAATGGCTTTGTAGAATTGTGGAAATAATACGTTCCAGCGTTCCGGGAAAAAGCAAAGGTTCTGCACCTCGTTAGAATGGTTGAAGATGCGAACGTCCTTATTCTCTGTCTGCGTGAAGTAGGTAAAGCTTGTCTTCCTGTTGCCTAAGATACGGCAGTTCTCGCAAACCTTACGCCCGAACCCTCTACCGCCGTTATTGCTTTCTACTACGCATTCTTCCACTTCAAAGCGCGTTAGCCTTCGGGCTGTCTCGCTCTCTGTCGTTTCCATTGGGGCTTGGGTGTAATAAACGTCAAGAATAAAGTTACCTATTTCCGTTTCCACGTATATAATGCAGCAAAGGAAGTCCGCGCCCGTGTCCGCCGTGTCTATATACGCCTTTACCTTCCGCTTCCTTGTTATCGGTACTGCTTCGTAGGTAGTGAAGCCGCGTTCGTACATAAGTCCTGCAATCGGTCTGGGGTTCTGCATGTACTGCGTATCGAAGACAAAGCTATTTTTGTCGCGTAGGGCGTGTAGTTCCTCTAAGGTGTGCTTAAACGCCCAAAGCGGTTGTTCGTTGCCCTGTTCGTCGTACTCAATAGCTGGCAAACTCAATACTTCCCATTCTTCGGGTTCAAGCCGCATAAGGTAGCCGCAAAGGTCTTCTTCGTCCAGACGCTGCATAATAATAATTATCGGGGTCTTTCGGCTGTTTACGCGGTTTCTGATGGTGGTCTCGAACTTTTGGTTTACCTTCTCGCGTACCGTCTCGCTTCGCGCGTCATCGGGCTTAATAGGGTCGTCTATCACTATCGCGCCGCCAAACGTGCCGTCGCTGACGCTGGCTAACTCTTCCACTTCTGCGGCTAACTCGTCTTCCTCTTCCTTTTCCTCGTCCACGATGCCAGCTCCGAAGCCTGTTACCTGTCCTGCTGAACTGACGGCGTAAAGTCCGCCGCCTTCCGTAGTGAACCATTTGCGTGTGTTCACGCTGGTCGGCTTCGTGCCGGGAAACAAACGCCTATAACTGTCTTCGCGTAAAATCTCCTGTACGCCCCTGCTGTTGTCTCGCGCCAAATCATCACTATATGACAGGTGTATAAACTTCGCCTTCGGGTTAATGGCTAACCCCATAGCGATAAAGTTCTTTACGGCTAACTCTGTCTTTCCGTAGCGTGGGGCGATATTGATAATAAGGCGCGTACACTCGCCACTTAATACCCTGTCGAGTGCCTTTGCTATCGCTATATGGTGTTTGCCTATAACAAACTTACGCTTAAACTTCTGCTTAAAAAAGTAGCGCGTGAAGTTTAGCGTACCCTGTAGCGTCCACGTCTTAATAATATCTATATCCCTGTACCCTTCCATTTAATAGTCCTTTTCTAATTCGCCTAACAGCTCCCGTGCTTCGTCTTTGGTAAGCGTCCGCGCTGGTATTAGGTCGCTGCCATCCGCGCCTGTATGTTCTACGCGCTGAATGGCTTTGCCGTAAAGCTTTTCGGAGATTCTGTCTATAGTGCTGGTCTTTCCTGCGTTCATATCCGCAATAATAGCCCGTACGTAGGTCTTTGCAAGTGCCGGGGTCGTTTCCTCTGCTGCTAACGCCTTCAATTCTGACAAATCCGCAGTAAGGAGTAGTTCGTACCACTCCGTTACTTCTGTCGCGCTTATTCCGTAGAATTTCTTTGCGCCAGCCTTACCCATAATCTTTACGCGAAATTCGGAAACGCGGCTTTTGGGTCTTCCCTTCGGGTTGCCGCTTTCTCCTTTCTTCCACGCTGGGCGTAAATTCTGCACGTTTGCCATATCGGTGTTAATTCGTATTTTCTTCGGTGTTACTTGGCTTCCGTCTTGAAGTTGCCTAAGTGTTCCGCCTTCTCTCCTGTCAATTCCTCGTAACGCTTGCAAATAACGTCAATATAGGCAGGGTCTAACTCTACCATATAACAAGCGCGTCCTAACTGCTCCGCCGCCATCATTGTACTGCCACTTCCCCCGAACGGGTCTAACACTACTTCGCTGGGGCGTGTGCTGTTCTTAATAAGTCTTCCCATAAGCTTCAGCGGCTTCATGGTGGGGTGGTCTGCACTTCTTAACGGCTTGTCTTCGTGTATGTCGGTAGTAGGTAGGCTAAGAACCTTTGTAAGCAAGTCCTTAAGCTCCTGCTTCGTTAGCGCGTTTAGATCGAGGGCTTCGTCTTCCGTTATCGTAATCAGGTCGCGCCGGGCTACAAAGTAATGCGACGCGCCGGGCTTCCAACCGTATAGGCAGGGTTCGTGTTTCCATTGGTAGTCCTGCCTTCCTAATACTATATTGTTCTTTACCCAAATAAGTATTTGCTTAAGCTCCCAGCCTACGCGCTGAACTGCAAGCTTGAAGTTCAAGCCTTCCGTTCCTGCGTGCCAAATGTAGAACGCGCCGCCGGGCTTAAGGTACGGGTTCGCGTTGTTGAAGGCTGCAAACAGAAAATCTTGGAAAGCTGAACCTTCCATTTTGTCGTTAGCTATATCCTTCTGAACTCTGTTACCTTTGTCGGCTGCGTTTAGTGCTTCGTTCTTGCTGCTGTAGTCCACGTTATAGGGTGGGTCGGTTAGCAACAAGTCCGCTTTTTGGTCGCCCATGAGTATCTGCAAAACTTCGGGTTCTGTGCTGTCGCCGCAAATTAGGCGATGTCTTCCCAATCGGTAAATATCGCCTTCCTGTGCCTTCGGCTTTCCCGTGACGCTGGCAGGGTTAAAGTTATCTTCCTCTGCTTCGTCTTCCTTAACGTCGCCTTCCATTGGTGGCAAATCTATTGCACACCGTTCCAGCTCATCCCTATCCCAAAGGTTTGCAAGCTCTTCGTAGTTCCATTCGCCGTAGTTGTTATTATCCTTCAACGCTTCGCGTCTTAGTTTGTCTTTAGGCGTGTCTTGCGGTATAATCTTACATGGTACGTCTTTGTAGCCTAATTCCTTTACGGCTCTGTAACGCATGTTTCCGCCAATTACTACGTATTTCCCTTCGTAGAAGTAAACAAGCAATTCGCGCAAAGATAGCATTTCGGGGTCTTCCTCTATACTTTCTTTGAGCTTCTTATATTTGGTTACGTTAATGGTTCGGGGGTTCGCTGGTACTTCCGGAATTTGCCCCTTATTCGGTACAAGTTGCAACAAAGGTATAATTACGCTTTGCTGCAGCTGCTTGGGGTCTATTGCCTTTGTGCCTTTCTTCTCTGCTGCCATACTACGCCCGTGTTAAAATGGTAAATCGTCGTTGGAAAAATCCCAGCCGCCGCTGTCGCCGCCGCTGTTGCTTCCGCCGTCGCCGTCTGCCTTCATTACGATGCCGCCTAAGAATGTGGCTTTTGCCAAAGCTGCTACCGAAATAACTACGGTAGCTACTGCTGCCAATAATCTAAGTGCTTCCATTATCCTGCCTGTTTTAATCGTTAAACTTCTGTTTTGTTATGACATCCCAAAGTTCGTGATGCCGTATATCCTTGTTAATCGTTCCGAAACGCTCCATAACCTTGCTAAAGCAATCATCGTAGAAGTCGTAAAGCTGTGGGTTCTCTTCTATCGTGAACTGCTCCACGTTTCCGCTGCTGCGAAGGTTTGCCGAGCCGTGTATTACTATCTTCTGCCCGTCGTGCGTCTCAAACTGAACTATTTTAGTGTGTATTCCTGCTATTGCAAGCTGGAAGCGGTTGTTTACGTCCAGCTTCTTTCGCAAATAGGGTATAAGCTGGTACTTCTCGTTAGCGTAGAAGTAAATGCTTAGTAGCATGTCTATCCTGTCTATATACCCTTTATCCATTAAACGGGCAAAGGCTTCGATATTCTTTTGGTTTAGCGAAAGCGTACTTACTAACATCCTACTAACCCTTATTTTATGCTCCCAAATGTACGCCGCTATAAAGTCGCCAAACACGAAATCGCCGCTAACAATAGCGTTATACCTTTGCCCGTAATCTACCTTTAGTTCCTTTGCCAGCTTTGCCGCGTTCTTATATAGTGCTGGTATTCCCGTAATAGGTGGCTGGGGTGCAATATAGCGCGTAGGCATGGCGCGGTCGGTCTGTTCCTCTGCGTCCACGCCAACAGCCGGGGTTTTCTTCAACTTCGGAAGGTTGAAGCCCGTTAAGTCGAGCTGCGGAAGGTCTATACTTCCGAAATCCACCTTTTGCGCCTTTTTCTTTTCTTCGTTCTTTTTCATTTCTTCTTTTTTCTGCCAGCTTTTGAAAGAAAAAGGGCGGTTGCTTTGCGCCGCCGCCCTCTCCGCTTCGGCCGGCTGGGTTGCCGTCGCTCTTGCTATATGGACAAATTACAAGTCGCTAACTACGCCGCTAAACCACGTTTGCACAATCCATGAAAAGCCAGCGGAAACGGCTACAGCTGCTATTGCTCCTATCACGGTTGCCGCAAAGTCTAACACTTCGGGCGTTTCCTTTCCTGTAACCTTGTCGTAGGCTTCTTTTCCTGCTGCTGCAAGAATTGCCGCTACTGCGCCGATGATGTAGCCAAAGAAAAGGCTAACGACTGCCGCAATAGCAAAGCCAGCGAAAAAGTGCTTTTTCTTGTCCTGTGGAATGTTCATTATTGTGGGTGTTATTGAATTTTGGTGCAAAGTTAGCGGAATTTCGTATTATAGTAAGGCGAAATTCCGCTTAAACACTTCGTCAATACTTCACGCTGGCGGCTTAACGATCGCGTAATTTGCCTTTTTTATTCTGCTGAATACCAGCGTATTAACGGCAATGTATCAAATAAGCCCGATTAAATCGGCTTAATTTATACGCCCTTTACGTCAGTTGTTAAGTAATCCTTAACTACTGCCATAAACTCTTCCAACGTGCGGCAAACAACGTACTTATTTCCTGCACCCTCTGCGGCTTTCTGCCATTCCTTTTGGCTCTCACGCTGTTGGCTTGCTTTGTCTGTCGTTTTCATCTCAATACAAAGCGAGGCGTACCCCCTCGACGGCTTTAATAGTATCAAGTCCGCAACGCCAGCCGTTACGCCCTCTTTCTTCATCTGTGCCGCTTCGGGACTGTAGGTGTAAACTTTGCCGTTTCTTACGATTGTGCGGTGTGTCCGCTTTCCACCGTTTGGCACGGCAAACAAGAGGGGGGCAAACTTCGGGTATTGTAGCCTAAACCATGTAACGCAACTTTCCTGCAAACGGCTTTCTTCGTGTCGCTGGGGCTTGCGCCGCTGGGTGTCTGCCTTTTCCTCTTGTGCCTGTTTCCAAATGTCATCCCACTTCATCGGCTGGCTGGTTTTGGTTCGCTCTGCTTGGCTTCCTCTGCTGCTACTCGCTCGTTGGCGCGTTTCTCAATCTTCCGGGCGCGTTCTGCTTGTTTTAGCAATACGGTACGCTTGGCGGCATTGAATACCAACGAGCCTATTACTTCGCGCTGGCTGCTCGGCAGGGTGCTGGTCTTGTTGGCAATCTTCGGAAACTCTGCCATAATGAAGTCGGCGTTAAACTTTCCGCCCTCCATCAGATTAAGCAACGGCGATGCCTTTAACTTGTTGCCGTGTTCCTTTGCGGCTTTTGCGGCTTTGTTTCTCTCGGTTTCAAACTCGGCAATAATGCCGTTTAACTGCTGTGCAAACATCTGGTCTTTCGTGATGTCCGCGTCGAATGTTACGTTTGTCATTGTTCTTCTCGGTTTAATAGTTCGGTGTCAAACCCCGGAAAGGTGGGGTTTAGTCTTTTCCTTTCTTCTGCTGCTAACACAGCCTTAACGCGCTTAATCTCTGCGTCTATCTGCGCTTCGAGCCGCTTGCTTTCCTGTAAATATGCGTCTTTCTGCCTGTAGGCTGCTGACGGGGTGCGAAAGTACGCCTTTTGCGCTTCGCGCATCTGCGCTGTAAGTTCAAAGAATTGCTTTGCGTTCATAAGTTGCTTAATATCGGAATGTCGTAAACTGAATGACGGCAAATGTTAGCACAGTTTCGCTTGGCTTAATCTCCGTGCCGTCTTTGGTTAATTTTACCTTGCTTTCGTATTCGTCGAATACGGGGTTAAACCACGCCTTGAAATCTTCAAGCGATAAGCCGTCGTTCTTGGCTAATGTCGCTACGTCTATCGGTGTGCCTTCCACCTCTGCGAAGTAGTTGTATTGCGCGGCTTTGGCAAAAACGCCGTCTTCGCCCTCTACATAAACTTCGCTTTCGGTGTCCTTCGTCCTGCGCATAACAAGCCGCTGAACTTCCACCATTGACGCTGGTACGTCTAAAATAGTAACGGTTGGTACTCCCTTTTCGTAGGGCTTCCCCTGCCATTGCCTAATACTAAGAACTCCGCCGCGCTCCTTAACTTTTGCTATACGCTCTTTCCAATAATCGTAATTACATCGGCAGGTGTGCCGCTTTGTTCCTTTCTTTACCTTCTCTGCGAAGCCTGTAGGCTCTCCAGCTTTGGGGTGCTGTGGAAAGAAGGTTTTGCTTAACATTACGTTCATGCTTCAATCTCGAATTTTATTATTATTACTTTTGTTGTTCGCTTATTGGGGGTAATTTGACTTCTACCGTTACAATCGTGTCGTTATGCCAGCGTCCGTGACAAACTAACAATACTTCCAATAACTCGAACCCTAACACTTTGCCGAACCCTACACTATTCCAACCGAAGGAAATAGCCAAACCGTAGGGCTTAATTTTGGGTGCTATAAGTCGCTTTATTTCGTAAGGGAAATGTGTCGCGTCCCTGCTCATGAAGTCTGAACAGCCTATACCCTCGTAACACTCTTTTACCTGTGTTATGCTATATGGTGGGTCAAATAGAACGCCGTTAAATGTACCTTCAATCTCCCTACTGAACTGCTCGGCGTGGAGGTGGTATAACGTCGGCTTGTTTGGGTTCAAGTCGTTTGTTATCTCTGCTGGGCTGTTCTCTCCTGCAAACGGGTCTATCCACCCTAACCCATCCCCAACGTAGCGCGTTAGTAGTTCCTTTATTGGCGGTATTGTAAACGTGTCCTTTGAAGGCATCGCCCATTCTCTTGTAATTCGTAATGTCATAAATCCGTTAATGCTCTTAGGTGCTTCAGCAATCGGGCGGCTGGCAAAATCTTCTTAAAGCTCTTAACGGTGTGCCAAAACAAGAAGCCGCGAACCTGTACCAAATAACGCTTAATCGTTATTACGTCGCTGCTGTTGTAGGAAGGAAACGGGAAGCCGTCGTTAT